ATGGCACAAACAGACGCGGGTGTAAAGAGCAAAAAAAAAAGCAGAACTAAAGAGAGTACGAAGAACAAGAGCAGAATCGGGAGCCGAGGCAGGAGCAGCAAGGCGACAGACCGGCGAACAGACAAAACGACGGTCAAGCTGCGGACAGGTTCCGCTACTGACAAAAGCGCGGTCAGCAGTCTGAGACGTCAAGTAGAACGAAAGCTGAAGGCAGAAGACGCAAAGGCGACTTACGCGGACTATATCCGGCTTCTTCAACTCGAGAAAGAAATGGATGAGGAGCAACCAAGGGAGATCAAAGTTGAATGGGTAGAACGGTCGGAGGAGACGTCTGTGTTCGACGAATAGGGTATCAGGCACTTCCGTCGCAGGCCCGGTTCCACGCCTCAAGAGCGAGGTTCAAGGGATTTTCCGGACCGATCGGATCCGGAAAAAGCCAAGCGCTCTGCCAAGAAGCGATCAAGTTGACCTATCTGAACCCTGGAAGACTTGGGCTGATCGGCGCGCCCACCTATCCGATGTTGCGGGACGCGACGCAAGTCACTCTTCTGGAGATACTTGGACGGAACAAGATTCCATACGAAATAAACAAATCAGAAAATGTTTTGCTGTTGAAAGACACAGGGTCCAGGATTGTGTTTCGCGCAGTAGACGATTTCGAACGGCTTCGCGGCACGAACCTGGCATGGTTCGGGATGGATGAACTTACATACACCCCGGAAGAAGCATGGCTACGATTGGAGGGCCGGTTAAGAGACCCGCTGGCGAAGCGACTTTGCGGTTTTGCGGTGTGGACCCCCAAGGGGCACGACTGGGTTTACAAACGATTCATGGCGAATCCGGTTAATGGATATGAAGCAATCATCGCGGCGGCATTCGAAAACAAATTCATACTCGATGCCATCCCTGACTTTTATGAAAGACTCGAGCGGAGCTACGACAGCAAATTCTACCGCCAGGAAGTGCTCGGCGAATACCTTAACATCAATACCGACCGGGTATACGAGGCTTTCGACCGTGAATTGAATGTTCAGCCGGTGGAGTTCGACTCCATGGCGCCTATTCTATGGGCGCTGGACTTCAACGTCGATCCAATGTGCTCAGTGGTGGCACAGGTGAAGGACGGCAAGGTCGTGGTGCTCGACGAGATTGTTTTGTCGCGTGCCAGTACGATTGAAGCGTGTGAAGAGTTTCAGTCGCGCTTCCCACAAGCGCCGGTAGGCATGGCCATTTTTGGGGATGTCTCAGGCAATAAGCTTCAGACCGCCGGAACTACAGATTACCGGCTGATTCAGCGGTTCTTCGCCAAGGCCGGATACGAGAAAGTAAGCTATTGCGTCCCCAGAAGCAATCCGGCCGTCCGAGACCGAGTGATGCTGGTAAACGCAAAACTCAGAAATGCCTCTGGCGAGGTGGGGTTACTGGTGAGTCCAAAGTGTAAGGAGTTGATCCTGGACTTCGAAGAAGTCACTTATAAGAGCGGCACCACCGTTATCGACAAAGAGAAGGACCTGAAGAGGACCCACCTTTCCGATGCGCTCGGGTATTTGATCTGGCAGCAAGACAAACAAAAGATCCATCACGGCACCCGGCCGTTGTTTTAGATCGATTCCATAGCAGGTTGTAAGTGGGGCCACGTCCAGATTTTCGGACGGGCCCCTTTCTTTTTCGCCGGCACGGTACGGCGAGCAGAGGAAAAAGTGGCAAAAGCGATCGACATAACACAAGAGCATCCCGATTACCGGGCCAGAAAAGCGATGCGGCGGAAGTACCGGCACCTGTACACCGGCGGAGAGCAACTAAAGGAAAACGCGTCAGAGTACCTGGTGCGCCGGCAGAAAGAACCGGCGGACGTTTATGAGGAACGGCTCAACCGGGTGTATTACGAAAACTACGTCGGTTCGATCATCGACTGGTATGCAGCTACTCTTTTCCGGCGCGAGCCGGCACTGTCCTTCGACAGCCCGGACGAATTTGCGCGGCGGTTCTTCAGAACCTTCTCGGAGGATTGCGATCGAAAAGGCACAGCGCTAAGCGATTACTTCCGGCGGCAACTGGTAGAGACGCTGGTCGAGGGCGTCAGCTACACGCTGGTGGATTTCCCGCGGTCCGACCGGCCCGCTGGAAACAAGGCGGAGGAGGAGGCGCGAGGAATCTCTCGCGCTTACCTCGTACCCTACACGGCCGAGGACCTCATCAACTGGAGCCACGATCAGACGGGGAATCTCGAGTGGGTGGTGTTGCGCACCTCACGGCTCCGAAAAGCACGGATCGACGATGAGGCGTGGACGGAAGACACCAACTGGACTTACTACGACAAGGAGAGATTCGCGGTTTACCAGCAGCGCCAAGACGGGCCTGTATTGGTGGACCGCGGTCATCACGCGCTAGCGGGCCAACACCGAGTGCCGCTGTTCGATTTGCGCGTGACAGACGGCTTGTGGCTGATGAATAAAGCCGGCCTTCTACAACTGGAGCACTTCAACAAATCAAACGCCCTTTCCTGGGCCCTCACGATGGGACTGTTCGCGATGCCGGTGATCTATTCTGACCGCGAATGGAGCCAGATGGTCGGAGAGTCGTACTACATCCAATTAGGTCCGGAAGACCGATTCGGGTGGGCTGAGCCGGAAGGCCATGTATATCAAATCGCCGCAAGTAACCTCGACCGCCTGAAAGAGGAAATCTATCGCGTTTGCTATTTGATGACGCAGGCGGGGGGGCCGCTGTCGAGCGGAACGTCGCAGTCGGGGCTGAGTAAACAAAGGGACTACGCAATTACGCAAGAGGTGCTCCGAGCGTACGGAGACGCGGTGAAAGACACCTTAAAGCGCATTCTACGGGCCATCGGCGAAGCGCGAGGTGATGTTATTTCCATCGATGTCTCGGGGCTGGACGAGTTCGATATCGGTGACTTCAGCAGCGACATCGACGACGCCGAGCGATTGCTCGCGATGAACATCGGTTCCACAAGCTTTAAGAAGCAGATTTTCAGGCGGCTGGCATCCAAGTACCTCTGTGACGTGCGTCAGGAGGTAAAGGATGAGATCTCAACCGAGATCGACGCGTGGTTGAACCAGTCCGCATAGCAAAAAGAAGGAGAGATATGGAAGAAGACCGAAAAGGCATGTCCGAAACCAACAATGGGTCAGAGGCCGATGTACGGACTCTGGTCAGGGACGCAATCAGCGAGTTCATTCGAATGGAGCAGTCTAAAGCCGAGCCGGCGTACAAGGCGGAGCTGATGGACGAGCGCAAGCGCCGGGAACACCTGGAACAGCGTGTGAATGAGCTGGTCGAAGAAAACCGCAAGAGCCGACAGATCGCCGAGGAAATGGACCGGAGCGCGACATTGCGAGCAGAGTTGCAGCGCCTCGGGGTGACCAAAATCGATCTGGCCTTCAAGGCGGTGAAAGACGACATTTATCGAGCCGAGGACGGGAGGTTGATGGCGCGCGGAGAGCATGGAGAATTCAGCGCCCGCGACTACCTTACCCAGTTCGTGAACGACAACCCAGAGCTGCTACCGGCAAGGATCGCCGGGGGGTCTGGAGCAAGTCCGAATCAAAAGCCGGCGGCAAGCGGCGCAGCGTTCGATTTGGACAAAATCAAACCGGGAATGAGTGCTGAGGATCTGGAGCGTGTGCGTCAAGAGATTGCGAAAGTAGCGGCGCAGACGGCTCGAGGCTTCTAACAGTTTCCGGAGCGAGTGAAGGAAGAACAGGAGAGACATGGCAACAATTACCTCAGCAAATTTGGCCAACGCGATCGTAAAAGCTGGTCGCAGTGGACGCTTTGCCGGCGCTAATGGGAACCTGGTTATGGGTAACCTCGTTAACCGCGACTTCGAACCTAGCCTGGCGCAGGCCGGTGACACGGTAAACATCCCGATGCCACCAACACTGATCGCCAACAACCTGGCGGAAGGCGATTCCGTACAGACACAGAACCCGTCTTTGGACAACGCAAAGATCGAGCTCAAGACCCACGCGGAAGCAACCTTTCAGATTCCCGACGTGACGAAAGTGCTGGCCGTTCCGGACCTGCTGAAGCTGTACATGCAGCCCGCGGTGATCGCACTGGCGGAAAGAATTGAATCGGATCTGTTGAAACTGGCCCACCAGTTTACGGCTAACGACCCTATCGGACAGGCGGGGACGGCGCTTACGGAAGCGCTGGTGGATACGGCCGAAACCGCTCTGTTTCAGGCGAAAGTGCCACCGAGTGCTTCGAAGTACCTCGTAGTGAGCGGCGCCGGCTATTCGCAACTGCGCCAGATTCCGCGGTTCAGTGAGTATCAGACGGCGGGCGAAGCGGGCTTGCGGGCCGTTGTCGATGGAACGGTTGGCAAGGTTAAAGACTTTTTCGTATTCCGCTCGCACTTTGTGGACAAGACCGGCAGCGGGCCGGCCGCGACGCACAACCTGGCGTTTGCAAAAGACGCCTTAGGGTTGGTGATTCGCCGGCTCCCACAACCGCTGCTCGGCACCGGCGCCATCGCCGAGTACGCCGAATTGGGTAATTTTGGAATGCGAGTGGTGATGAGCTACCAGCCCAACACGCTGGCGCAGCAGTTCACGGTCGACATTCTGTACGGCTGTGGAGTTCTGCGGAACAGTCACGGATTGCGCGTGATCAGCTAAGGCTCGAACGCGGTTGTGGACCCGGTTTCCTTCCGAGGGGCCGGGTCTTTTTTTTAAAGGAAAAGGACGGTTTTCATGCAGACTCGAGTCTATTGGAAGAAGCTTCGCGAACTAGAAAATACCTTGCCCGAGGGCGATGTTGTGATTGTAAGTAAAGATACTCCCGACGGCGGCCGTGCGGGTCTGGTAACAGAGGTCCCTAGACGTACCGCGGCTCAACTTTTGATAGAAGGCCGTGCCGAACTGGCCACAAAGGAACAGGCACAACAATTCCGGACGTCGGTGGCCGACAAGTTCAAGGCAGCCGAACAGGCCGCAGCAGCCCAGCGAGTGCAGCTCACTGTTGTGCCGGAGTCCGAGTTGAAGGCCCTTCGCAACGCGATCCGGACCACTAAACAATAAGAGGCACTATGTCCCTGTTTTCAGACGGTCTTGTCTCCGCCCTAGGCGACCTAAAAGCATACGAGAGTTCAGTTCTTGACACAGCCGCCAACGAACGAATTGACCTCACGATGAAATCCGGGGTCGCACAGAAGGAACTCGGAGTCGAGTTAGCAGAATTTCTTACGCGGCATCTGTGCACGGCCAGCATTGACCAGGTAGTTGTGACCGACGCCCTGAGACAGTGGCATGCTTTGCATACCCTGACTCTTTTCTACCGGGATGCCTACAGCAGCCAGTTAAACGACAGGTACCACGGCCGGTTACAGGAATACGAAAGACTAGCAAGGGCGGCATCAGACCGGGTATTCGAATCCGGAATCGGTATAGTATTCCGTCCGGTACAGCGGGCGACCCTTCCGATTCTGCGGGTAGTATCGGGTGCCGCAGCCGAGGGTTCCTACTACATCAAGATCACCTGGGTAGATAGTCATGGAACGGAAGGGGCTCCCAGCGAGGCAGCGAGCATAGCATTACTACCGGGCCAGACCCTGGAAGTTACTACCGCCGAAGCACCAGCAGATGTGGCGGTTTGGATCGTTTACGCGGGCATGGATCCTCACCATACTCGGCGGCAGACCGAAACTCCCTTGCAACTCGACAGCACGTGGACACTCCCCGAAACTTTGGGGCCAGGGCCTGAACCAGGCGACGGCCAGCGGGCCAACTACGTAGTGCGTCGAAGCCGGGTATTGAGGAGAGGCTAACCAGAATGTCCATCGGATCGGTAGTCACGGGCAAAACACTGGGTGTCCTGCGGCTGGAGGACCGAGGCTTAGGGTCTGCAATTGCGTGGCTGCAGGAAAGTAGTGAAATTCCCCTGGAAATAATCGATACAGATGAGATTATCGGCCAGAACGTTGCTTTCGAAATGGTGGAGAGAGCGAAGGGGGGAAGGTACCCTTCCATCAACGTGTACTGCGACCGGATTTCCAATACTCTCCACGAGAAGTTCAGAAGCTTCTCCGGCAAAGCGCGCCTGGTTCTCGAGATTCGTGTTTCGAAAGATCGCTTGGAAGGGGTAGAGCAACAGTTGCAGTGGTACGCAGGTGCCCTGATGCGCGTACTCGACACGAACCGCGGGGACTGGGGCGATGGCGTGTACTATGCCGGTGGCTATGAAGCGACCTTCGGCTCTACCAAACATGGTGGAAAGAACTTCATCCAAATAGGAAAGATCACATTCGAGTTGGATGTGAATCTCAGTTAGGCAAAAGTACATGGCTTGCTACATATCATCAAACGACAATCGCCTCTACGTCAGCGAGGAACAGACGTACGGGGAAGTTGCCTCCATTTCGGCGCTCAACAGGATTCCAGCAGTCAGGCTACGCGCAAACCAAGTGCTTCGCCAGCCAAACCGGCGAGACAAGACAGGAGGGCGTACGTTCACTGGACTGCCTTCCGGTCTGCGCCGGCAGACCGAGTGGTCCCTGGAGACCTACCTGAAGACCTGGTCAGATACCGCCGCGCCTCCGGCTTATGGCGCCTTGTTTCAAGCGGCACTTGGCGGCACACCCCAGATGTTCAATGGCGGTATACTCAGTTCCGCTTCTGACCGAACCGTTCGCTTCGCAGGATCTCATGGACTAAAGGCCGGTCAAGCCATTTCCCTAGGGGGAGAAGTCCGCTTCGTTACCGCCATTATCGATGGCCAGTCCGTGTTGATCAACGCTCCGTTCACTGTTTGGGTTGCATCCGGAATGCCATTCGAGCCAACAGTGACTTACACACCAGCTACACAATTACGAAGTGTGAGTATTTTCGATTACTGGAGCCCTGAGACATCTGTTCAAAGAATTGTAAGTGGAGCGGCAACCAATGACCTAGCAATCAGAGTGAATGGCGATTACCATGGATTTCAGTTCGGTGGACCGGCGGCGGACCTGGTTGACAACGTCAGTTTTGAAAGTGGGCAGGGTTCTCTCACACAGTGTCCCATTGAACCTGAAGTCACCGAACCAGCTTATTCAGTAGTGCCTGGGCATTTAGGTCAAGCCTGGATGGGTAGCACGGCCGAGCGAGTTCTGACCATAACAGAAGCCGAAATCCAGATCAACAACGGCATCGACCTGAGGGAGCGTGAGTTCGGAATGGATCGATCGCGATGCATCAGCGCCGGTTCGCGAACGGTTCGGGCCCGGATTTCCTTATTCGAACAGGATAATGAGCACATAAGGGGCCTGTATCAAGCGGCGAAGCAGCATTCTCCAATCGAAGTGATGTTTCAACTCGGCATTCAGTCAACACAGCTCTGTGGTGTGTACTTGAAGAGTGTGGTGCCCGACATACCGGAGTTTGACGACACCGACACGCGATTGCAATGGCGTTTCACCGATAGCCGCGCACAAGGGACTTTCAACGATGAAATCTCAATCGCCTTCGCCTGAAGAGGTACACTACAGCAGCGAGGTGACGATTCCGTCGCAGATGATACCTGGCGTGAAGTTTTCAATCCGCCGGATGTCGTTTGGCCGAAGAATCGAACTGACTCGCACGATTCGGGAACTCACCGGACGAATGGAGTTTCTCGAAGCCGGGGAGGACTTGAAGGACAAAATTGAGGCAGCGTTTGTTGCTAACGAAGTGGACGCGGTATATCTGCGGTGGGGACTGCTGCGGGTTGAGGGGCTCGAAATCGATGGAAACACCGCGACTCCAGAACTGGCGATCGCCGCTGGTCCGGAGGCTTTTATTCGAGAGATACTCAGCGCCGTAAAGCGCGAGTGCGCACTGACAGAAGACGAAGTAAAAAACTGATCGTCGCCTTCCATTTTCAATTTGCAAACGAGGCCGCCTGGAAGTGCGACGACTGCAGGCGAAGCGGTCTCGAAAAAATACGCCGATGCGGATGGCTGCCGGTGGAGGATCTTTTGCCGGCGCGACCTGTCTGGACCAGACGGCAATACTCGACTCACACTTGCCCGAAATCTCTAATTTCCGGCCAGAGCCGAACGTGGCTGGAAGAGTATTCCGTATGGAAGATGTTCGGACACGGGGACCTGTGGTCAATGCCCGCGCGGACAGTGGAAGCATTCTGTTTGCTGGAGCGCGAACTGATGAGAGAAAAGGAACATGCAAACCGATGACGTTAGACAGGCCCTCTTCAACCTGCTTCAACCCACTCATGGATTGAGCAGTCAAAGTCAAGGGCCCACGGGCGTACTGAACGATCGTACAGGCGGAACCAGCCTACCGCCTAGAACTGATACCACGACAGGCTCCGATGATACCTTCAGCCGGCTCGCAGCAGAAATGGAGCGCCTGCGCCTGGTGCAGGAATCAAACGTCGATATCCTAACGGACAACACGCGTGCAGTTTCTGAAAACACGAGCGCGCAGGCAGGCCGGAGCGGGTCGTCGACACTCGGCACCATAGGCAAGTCGATAGGCAAGTTGGCACTAAACGCCACCGGCATCGGAGCACTGGTTTCCGGGATCACCGGGCTGTTTTCGGGAGACGAACCGGAACCAGTTCCTCTGCCAACTTACACGCCGCCAGCGCCTATCCATTGGGAAGCAGTTCTGTCCAGTTCGCAACGAGCAACATCAGGCCAGTCTGATGGCTTCAGTTCGAGTCCGGCTCCAAGTGCGGCAGCACAGCCTACGCCAATTCAGATCAATGTTCAGACGATCGATAGCCGATCGTTTCTGGACCATAGCGATGCGATTGCGCGTGCGGTGAAGCAAGCCATGCTGAACTCTAACGCGCTGAATGACGTTGTCAACGAGCTTTAAACCGATGGCTGAATTTCCCAAGTTGCGAACAGGCGCGGTGATGCAATACCCCGCGGGACGAAGTGCCGAGTACTCGACCAGAGTCTTTCGCTTTCTGGATGGGAGCGAGCAGAGATTCCGTTTCTATCCAGGGGCGATGCGCAAATGGATCATACGGCTCGACCAGCTTGATGACCCGGAGATCAAGGCGCTAGCGGACTTCTTCCGGGCACGACAAGGCAGCCTTGACGAATTTCAGTTTACAGACCCCGCCGACGACGTACAGTACGAAAACTGCAGCCTCGAGGATGACGAATTCGAAATTGATGCCTCGGCCGAAGGCAGGTCCGGAACCGTTCTTATCATTCGCCAAAACAGGAGCTGATATGCCGCACTTTCCAAGTTTGTCCACTGGTGCAATTTGCCAGTATCCGCTGCGGCGGCGCAACGCTCAGAGAACTATCAGCACAGAAGCGCTGGATGGCAGCATCCTCAAAATGTACGACGCCGGCTCTGCATCTACGGTATGGGAACTTCGATACAGCGGCTTGACTGATGAAGAATGGGCCGCAATTGAAATGCTTTTTCACGCTGTAGAGGGCCGTCTGAAGACTTTCACCTTCCTCGACCCTCTTGAGAATCTGCTTGCCTGGACTGACGATCCTACGGCCGCGGTCTGGAATGCAGATCCACTACTGTCCATTGCGGCGGGGAGGCCCGACCCCTTCGGGGGAGCCAACGCGTTCTCGATCGTCAACGCGGGCCAAGCTGAACAGCGGTTTCAGCAGGTGGTTGACGCGCCTGGAAGTCTGCACTACTGCTATAGTCTTTATGCCCGCAGTTCTCAAGCGACGACGGCAGAGTTATCGTTGTCAACGGCGAGCGCCGTGATCGCCCGCTCCTGCCCTACTTCCGGTGAGTGGGAGCGCTTCCATATCTCCGCGAATATCAATGCCGGCGAGGGCCAGATTCGCTGCGGACTGACAATCTCGCCCGGCGGCAGCCTGGACATCTTCGGCCCACAACTCGAGGCTCAGCCAAACCCGTCGGAATATAAGAGCAACAGATCACGGACGGGTGTCCATTCGCGAGCAAGATTTCTAGATGACCGGCTTCCTGTAGTGCAGACCGGAGTCAACCAGTGTTCCGCTACCATCCGGCTCTATTCGGCGGACCAAGGATAAACATGCGTTCCATTTCTGAGATCAAAGAAAGCGAGGTGACCGAAACACCTCTTCTGCTCTTCGATTGCGAGCTCAAATCGGGTTCAGTTGAACGATGGAGCACTCATGCGGTCACCTACGAAGGATTAACCTACAAGCCGCGTGTCATTCGCCACAGTGCGTTCGCGATCCGGTCTCATTCCGAGGATGGCATTGACACGGTTGCAAAGATCAGCCTGGTGCTCGCCAATCCGGACTCGTACTTCTCACAGATTGAACGTAACTCCGGCTGGAAAGGCGCCAAACTTACAGTCCGATTTCTGTTTTTCGATTTGAAGCGCAACGAGCCCGCGTCAATAAGCAGAGTTGTATTTCTGGGCATCGCAAACCCGCCTGACGAAATCACTGAATCGACACTCAGACTGAGTTTTTCCAACCGCCTCAGCCTTCAGCGTATAGCCCTTCCAGACGTGCGCATTCAACGCCGGTGTCCATGGATGTTTCCAGAAACGCGAGAGCAGCGGGAACAGGCGGTCGCCGGTGGCAGCAGAGGGAAGTACTCTCCGTTCTTCCGATGCGGCTATTCTCCGGATATTGAGGGCGGTGCAGGCTCAACACTTGCCGGGGTTCCGTTCTCGTCCTGCGATCACACGCGTTCGAACTGCGAAGAACGAGGAATGTTCAACCGCGACGAAAACGACCGTGCAACCTTGCGCTTCGGAGGTGTCGAGTTCATCCCGCCGAGCGTGACAGTACGTACCTATGGTGACAAATCATCTCATGTGGCCAGCAGCATAGACAATGTCGCCAAATACAATGATGTGGTGCCGCTGGTGTACGGTACCGCCTGGTATCGGCCTCCAGTAGTGTTTGCTCGAAATGACGGCAATCTGACGCACGCCGAGGTCTTGCTCGGAGTGGGTGAGATGGAAGGGATCGTGAAGGTCATCGCAAATGACGTAGAAATCCCCCCCGGCCGCGTTGGGACAAATATGACGGGCACCGGCTGGTACAACATCGTCACTCTAGGTAGCCGCACAGGCGCATTCAACGAGGATTTCAAGACTCCAAACGGCGGCGTCGACGGCGATCCGTACGGCAGCATGGCGGTGCTCTCGGTTGTACTTCCCAACAGGTTGAGCAGCGGCGCGAGCCTCCCTCGAATCGAAGTTCTCGCAAGAGGTATGAGGCTGGAACGGTTCGACACCGAGGGCAATCCGCTCGATATGGCTTACACGAAATCCATCCTGGATCCTTTGGATTACTCGGCGGAGTGGATGGGAGCTTTCGGAGCGCGACTGGCAGTTTCGCCCGAACAGCGGAATACTGCGAGAGCGGTTGAGGTGCGGGTCTACATGGAACGCCGTTCATCCGCAGTTCAGTGCAATCTCTGGTTCAAAAGCGTCGAAGGCAGGCGTCTGGTCGAGGCGTGAGAAAGTTCGGGGTTGTACTGACTTTCGGTTTGGGCGGCAAGCTGCAACTTCGACCCGAATCAACCGTGGCGACGCAACACCCGGACAAGCTCGCCGACAGCAACGCCACAGAGCCACTCGGCGAGGGATGGCCCGCTTACGAGTTTGGAGATGGCGGAGAACTGTCGGGAATATTGCGGCGGGATTCGGGTGAAGCAAGTGTCCGCATCTGGTCACGCAGCATGGCCGAGACTCCGAACCATGTCACCGTTGAGTTCCAAGACGAGTTCAACGAGTACCAGCAAGACAGTTTGTCACTGACGGACAGCGAAGATGTACTGACGATCGGTCAGGAAGTCAGTACATCGCTAAGCACCCTGGGCATACCTAATGTTTACCAGGCTGCTACACTCGCCCGGCGAACTTTGGATCAGGCAATTCGTGGGAATACGTTTGTCGAGTTCGATACCAGCGTGCGGGCTCTCGGATTAACTCCTGGCGACATCATCACAATTACATACGCCAAAGAAGGCTTCGCACGCCAGCCGTTCCGGATTACGAAAATCGAGCCCGGAATCAATCATGAAACCAGCACCATCACTGCCCAGATCCATGACGACGCATGGTTCAGCAATTACGCCGGGGATTCCTCACAAGGGTCGCGCCGGCAGCCGGGATACGCTGTCGGACTGCCACGGCCGTTAATGGGTACAGTGCTGGGTGACGACGGCAATTACCAATTCGAGATTTCGGAGAGAGCCGTAGATACCACGGAAGGCGGCGCCGATTTGCTGCTCCGCGTAGGTTTTGTAGCGCCCCGCGCAGCCTCGCAAAACCGGCTTGAGATTCCTCTCATCAGTCTCTCGCCCGATATCGAAACGGATGGAGGCAGTCTGAAGGGCGGCGAAACACTGCACTATGCGATCGCCGCAACGAACAACGAAGGAGACGAGTCTCCGTTGTCCTTCCTGGTTCGCGCATCGATTCCAGAAGAGACTAACGAGAACACCGTAACCCTGCGGAACTTGAGCTTCGCGGCGGATGCCACAGCATTTCACGTGTATCGTGGAGAAAGTCCGTCGGCTCTGATGCGGATTGCTTCCGATGTTGAAATCGGTACCGAGTTTGTAGATTCCGGTCTACAGCCGGAACCGATCGGACCAGTAGATGAAAACTACGATCATGCCAATTTCTACTGGAGGTTGGAACTTCAAGGCCAGATGGCTGCGAGCGTCCGATCAGAGAATACAATTGGAAACTCAGACCTGAACATGCCTCAAGACGAGTACCGGGGCGCGACCGTCCGAATCACAGCGGGCGCGGGAAGTGGCCAGGAAAGAACGGTGATCACCAACAACTCCAATACGCTCACGGTTGCACCCAGGTGGACCGTGGCACCCGATTCGAGCAGCATGTTCGTGATCGCAGAGTCTACGTGGCATTTCGGTGCGGCGACCACGGCCAGTCCCGTTGAGTTTGCGATACCGAACCGGAAAAATGCCACGATTCACGTTTCAGGCCGGTCCGCTAACGCTCTTGACCGTGAATGCCCGGTTGATACCAGCCCGCTGACACCGTGGAGAATTGGCGGCACATCCGGTGTGGCGATTGATTCCGACATTCCGCCTGCCCCATTTTTTGCCTTGTATGCTCCGGGACGAGGCCAACTGGAGGTCACATCGGTCAGCTTTGAGATTCCCGCGGAAGATTCTGAGGCTTCGAGCGGGACCAATACGCGGACAATCGCCGCAGGCACGCTCACGCTGTCATACTGGGACGAACTAAAGAGCCCGACTTCCATTTCGCTTGCCAGCGACCTAGAACCCGACCAGACCGTTATTGAAGTTTCACCGGAGATGGAAATTGAGGTAGGCAATCTCATCCAGAGAGGGCGTGAGATCATGGAAATTCAGGAAGTTGAAGAGTCGGGTGGCTGCAGAGTACTAAGAGGCTCACACGCAACACCGACCGGGTCACACGAGGCCGGGACACCCGGCTATCTCCTCTCACGAAAGTCATTCATTCTTCCGTTTTCCCGGGATTTCTTCGGCAGCCCGGCCAGCGGCAGCTACTCCTTCCCGATCCAGTTGCCGAATGCCCGGGTGGCAGCCGCCGAGCTATTCGTCACCAACTCACGCGGAAACAGCGACACGACACGTATAAACGTAACGGGAACAGGGGACTACGGGTACAGAACGTTATCCGGCGGGCAGATGTGTATTCAAGTCGATGGCATGCTCGCCGTCCAATCCAACGTTGCCCCACCGCTCATCGTTCAAGATCCAACCGCGGTACGGGATATCTTCGCAGTTGTGAGAGACGCTCCTGCGGGAGCCCCGATCGAACTGGTTTTGAAACAGAACGATATGCCGCTGTGTGAACTGACTATTCAACCGGGCGAAAAAATCTCTAACGTTGTAGATGGATTCGGCTTGGCACCCTTGGTTGCAAAGGCACAGCTAACCCTCGACATCATTTCCGTGGGTCAGCTAGAAGGAACCAGCCCGGGCAAAGACCTGACTGTCACTGTGAGATTGTAG